TAGACTAAGTAAATGATAGTCCTTGGTTGGCTACTGACTAACGCCTCAGGATTGCTCCTGAGGGTTAGGCACGCCGTTGACTAGAGTGCGATCTTCGACATCGACTACCTTGGTGGGATCGTATGCTTGGTGCTTCTTAGGCGAAGACATCTCGCTTGTGGTTACGGGAACATTGCGATTATCAATTTCATCCTGACGGTTAGCTTCTGCTGCCGAAGCCTGACGCATTGAACCACCTTTGTTGAAACGACGATACGCCATGTCTTCGAGATACTTCTCATCCATAGGACGAGCCGATAAATCCACGTATGGAGTACCATCTGGCAACTTATCGTGACCTGCATTGAGCCAATGAAGTGTGGTCTCTTGACAGCACGGGCAAGTAATCTGAAGTTTACCATTCATATCCTGACGCGCCCAACCCTGCTTACGACGAGCAGATGGAGTAATGAACAACGATGCGAATCCTGACTCATTACGAGGGCGACCATTTAACTGACGAACTACCTTGGAGGTGAGTTCACGTAGTGTAGCCGTAGCTGCAGCCGCAGCCTTCCTGAGTGTGTTATGTTTGTTTTTCATTATTTATTTAGGGGATCACCGGAAGGGTTCTTCGTTTCCCGCGATCACGCCACTGCGCGCGGGGCAACGAACGGTTCCTGAGGATGATCCCCTAAATATCCCCACTGAAAAACATGAATAACACTCAGGAAGGCGTAGGCGGAAGCGGAGGCGAAACGGAGTGTACTCACCGGACTTACTATGTGTGCTTACAATGAGAGTGCTTAGTATGGATGCCCTGTAGTTTTACCGCTGGAATGCCTGACAGATGGCAAAACAAACAGGAACAAACATAAAGTATCCCCACCAGATATACCCAACTTCCATTTACTTAGGGGGCCACGGGGGTAATTACTCACGTTAGATATAACGTGTACCCCCTCGGATTTTCCCACCAAAAGTATCCAAGTAGGGTCTGCTGTTGTTACATTCGGGGGCTTAGAAAGTGTCGCACAATCGAACCTGAGGGCATTGTGGGGTCATCTGGTTATCCTTGCTGTGAGCCTCATGCGTCTGTAAGTTCTTCGCCTATTGGGATTTAGGTTTCTTTTGTGACTAAAAGGTACAGCTTTAGTAGACCCCAATTAGGGTGTCACACCTGTGCCATCTTTTGTGATAAAACACAATAATTGTTATATTTAATTGGTCACTTGTGACTCACATCTGAGCTTCACTTGCTGCTGTATTCTTCAAGATTGGCAAATATGAACCTATTGTAGTGACCTTTTGGCTCATTTGTAACGTTATTTGGGTTATATTTAGTTGGCACTAATTGGCTCACCACCTACATCCACGTAGTGGCCTCTTGTTTGCCCCAAAGTTTGTTGTGGGACTCTAGGAATTGTTCTAGGGCTTGCTCCATTTGTTCCTCACGGTAGTCCTTAATGCCTCTTTCAATGTCTTTCTCCATGTGATCTACCCAATAACCAACAGCAATAGACAGAGCATCAAGTCTATCGTCATGCCTCAAGGCTCCCTTTTGGAACGTTAGTCTTGACATCTGGTAGAACAATGAGTACAATTGGGGATCACCCGTGAGTGACATCCGTAAGTCACTGTCAATGTTGCTTACTCCTTCACTGTCACCTCCCCTAAGATCACCTAGGATGACCTTAGGGTCTACAATGAGCCTGTGGGAGTTCATTACGGGTTCCAAAGTGTCTATGATGCGTCTTTCCTTCTGTATGGAGTGTCTTACTTCTTCAACAGTACAAGGATACCCTACTTCCTCACTGAGGACAGGCTTCAGTAGCTGAGAGAACATTCCGTCACCGAAGTTAGACTCTACGACGATCTCATTCACTTTGTGGGTCTTAGCAATGTTGCCTAGCTCTCTGAGTACGTCTTTCGTGTAGCCGCCTAGGAAGCCCCCTGAGGCCACTAGGAATAGCTGTCCGTTGAGTATTTTAATAACAGCATAAGCAGTTTCATCCTTACCCATACCTGCAGGGTCAATACTCATAACTGCTCCTGTGTAGGGCTGATGGTCACTAGCGACCTCCATAGGCCTGTAGTATCTATCCCCTGCTAGTCCTACGCTTTCTAGGTCTTTACACTCTAACTCTGGGGATGACGCCCAAGTGAGCTTAGGAGAGGCTACGTCTTTGTCTAAGGGGTGTACGATCAGGTCGCTTAGTCTTAGGGGATACCGTCCTATGTCGCTTAGGGAAGTATCCAGCATGTACTGTAGGGCAAACCCGCTCTTGCCGTAGGAGGCTTCACGTTCGTCTAGGTCAGTAGAGTCGAACCTCTGGGGGTCTACAGGCGATCCCTCGGTAAGGGTTTCACACTTGTCTATGATGTAAGGGGCTAGTCTATGGCCGTAGGCCGAGAGGGCCTTCTTGGAGGGGATTCTGGCAGGCCATATTCGTATCTCGTATCCCCTTTGAGGGAGAACGTTGTAGATAGACATTTCTGTCTGAGGTGTCCCCAAGTAGACAATCCTGCCGTCAGGTTTCAGGACAGCATCAAACTCCTTGATGGTCTCCTGAATCTTGTCCCTCATCTGCTGTGTCAGGGAATTATTCAGGGACTCTACATCGTCTGCCACAATGAGGTCTGCACGACTTCCTGTAAGCTGTCCTGTTATTCCTACGGACTTTACAGACGGTGCATGAGCAGCAGGAGCAGGCCCCACATCGAATGCTATCTTACTGCTTCTCTGTTCCTCTCTGGGAATCAGGTGTTTCAGTAAGGGCATCTCATTGATGAGCCTTAAAGTGAACGTAGAGAAGTCATCACTACGTGTTTTACTGGCAGAAACCACCAGTATATTCATGGAGGGATTCAGGAGAAGCTGGTGACATACATAAGCAGAGGTAATCCAACTCTTCCCCACCCCACGGAATGCCTGTATGCAGCACCTACGAGGCCCTGTATCGACATACTCAGCAATATCGTACTGCGTTAGTGTCGGATCAGGTAACCCTAGGTGCTTCCATGTAAGGTACAGGAAGTTCCTAAAGTCCTTTAGTTCTTCAGGTACTGAATAGGCCATTGTTGGGCCTCAGACGCCCCTCTAAGGCACTTTTGGTATTAGGATGCCTAATGACTAGCCTTGGCTTCCTGAATGTCCTCAGAGGAAGGAAATGGGAGAGCATTGGCAAGACCCTGTAGGGGTGATGCTTCTGCTGGTGTAGCAGTAATGCTGTTATCCTTGAGCATCTGACGGGCTACATTGAGGTCAGTCGAAGTGGCTTCCCCACTTGAGATTCTCCCTGTGAGGTCATCACATACGAGATCAAAGAGGTTACTTAGTTTTTCTTCCTTAGTTTTTGCCATTCGTTGACTGCCTTTCCTGTTGTCCAAACTATGGTAACTACCAGAAGAGTGATCTTTAAAATTAGTTCAACATCGGTAAGGGTGACCACACCCAGCACCGTACCGTTAATGCCGAAGATTTTAAAGTACTCCTCCATCCCATCACTCTACTACTTCTACGTCCCCTACTGGTGAGTCAACAGTTGTCCCGTTGATCTTCTCTATAACAGTAACAACCTTCTGGGCAGCAGTACGCACACCTTCATGTTGTTGGGCCGTTAGAGCAGCATTGGAAGCCGCTTGGTACACTACTTGTATAGCCTCAAGGGCTTCCTTTTGTTCTTGGTCGCTTATGTTCATTTCTCTCTTACTCAGACGATTCCTCACTTGCGGTTTCCTCTTCGGATTCCGTTTTTTCTTGTGAAGTCTCCCCCTCCGCATTGTCGCTTGTTTCTTCCTCATTAGGCAAGTCTTGATAACCATCCCCTATAGTCATGGAACTAAAGTCAGGCTTGGTTCTATCTTCAGGTGCAGCTACAGGAGCAGTCATCTGGTTGGCTATCCTTGTTTGTAACTCCAGATACCACCCCTGACTTCCTAAGACGCCTTCAATGAAAGCCTCTGCACCTGCTTCAAATTCAGATAAATCCTGACAGGGTACACTTATGCGCTCATCTTTATAAGCAGATTTGCCCGACTCTTGATCCTCGGCTGTCACGCCAAGCACCACGCTGCACACCTTCGATGGGTCTGCTGATTCGCAGGATACATCCCATCTCGTTACGTTGTATTTAATGTTTGCCATTGTACTATTTGTTGTCCATTTCCATTAGTGTAGGAAATAGTTTAAATTTACTAGGAGCAGCGACAGGTAAGTTTGTATACACAACAGTTACCGGAGGCGGCTCATACCACTCCAGTTCAAGACCTGTCAGACTTAGGTCTGCTTCTGCGAGGTTCTTGCATCCTGTCCCTATGCAGAATAAAGAGATCATGGTAATTACGATGCTGCTCTTTAAGTTCAGCCAACTGTGAGTTGACCTCGCAGAGTGACCCTCGGATTTGATTGAGGGCGTCAATTTGTTTAATTGTGATTTCCTTATGTTCATCTAAGCCTCCCGCCAACGTGCGAAACAGGAAGTTGGTCAGACGGATCACGTAGTAGGATACTCCCACTAACGCTACTACGCTGACTCCTTGTTCCCATAGTTGGTTTAAATTGTCCATTCATGTTATCCTACTATTGTCACATCAAAAGCCTTGCTTCCATCATCGCTTGTAGGGCCACTACTTCCGTCCCAATGCAAAGTAATTGTGTTTACCGTTGGGCATTTAACGATGAGGTTGAATCCCATGTCCGCTTGCTCACCAGCAGCAGAAGTGTCATGTCCATCTACGTCTATTGCAGAAACAATCAAAAACTTGGTGTTCAAATTGTGAGTAATAGTAGCTGTCCCAGCAGCACTAGAACTGTACCCACTAAAAGACACTCCAGTTGCATTGGTTCCCCATGTTAGCGATATGGTAAACTTGCGAACAGGCATTGCCCACGCAGCCTTGTTACTAGAGTTAACTGTCAGTACATTCCCCTCGCTGCCTATGCTCCCTTGGAAACTGAGTGTGCCGCCATCAATTATAATCTGATCTGTTGCCGAGCTTCCTCCCTCTGTTCGTAGATAAAGCCCTTTGCCAGCCTTTGAGTTCAATACCGTAAGCCCACCATTACTTTGGACTAATGCAAAATCGGCGTTTTGATTGCTGGTGATGCTAGAGTGGATCAATCCTTCATAGTTTGTAATCCCGACATCACCCATTCCAG